TCGAATACTCCGCGCAGAGACTACGGCTGCTCAAGCAGCAATTGTCCAAAGCCTTAAACAAGACTTCTTCGCGCCACATGGACTCATGATTAAGGTAGAAGAAGTAAAGCCTACACGTCACCAAGGCAGTAAAGAAGAAAGACTAGAGGCTATCTTAGTGCCACGGTACGATAACTTACAGGTATACCACTTCAAAGGTGGAATGACTCAGGTACTAGAAGAAGAATTGATTAGTAAGAACCCACCTCATGACGACGTTAAAGACGCATTAGCTACGTGTATCGAAGGCTTAGTACGCCCTGCATCACGACCTATTAACCGTATGCTACAAGATAACGTAGTTGCACACCCACGATTTGGAGGCCGAGTATAATGGCTGGCACTATCCTAGACGTAAGCAGCATAGTAAACCCAGACCAGCTAGCGTCTGAGATCGCACGTAAGTACGATACATGGCGGAGCCTACGTATTAAGTGGGAAGAAGAGAAGAAAGAACTTATCTCTTACGTCTACGCTACAGACACAACTACTACTAGTAACCGCACACTCCCGTGGTCTAATAGTACGACTACACCAAAGCTAACACAAATCTATGACAACCTTAAAGCTAACTACGAAGCAGCATTGTTCCCGAATACGATGTGGATGAAGTGGGAAGCTAAGGGACGTGATCCAGATAATAAAAGGAAAGCTAAGGCAATTACGTCTTATCTAGCAAACAAACTGGAGCGAGGTAACTTCACTGGCATAGCTGATAGCCTGCTAGATGACTTTATCCTTTACGGTAATTGTTTTGCAACTGTGGAGTGGGTAAATGAGATCAATGAAAAAGAAGATGGGACGCTTTCTACTGGGTTTGTCGGACCAAGAATTAAGCGAATTTCTCCTTATGATATCGTCTTCAACCCAACGGCGTCAAGTTTTAAAGCGTCACCTAAAATCATCAGGTCGGTTGTCCAACTTGGAGAACTCAAGGGCCTTGGCTTTGAAAAAAGCTTTGATGATATGTTCACAGCCCGAAGACAAGTTGCCGCAGCCCGTAGCACGAAGAAGTCGGACGCGTTTATAGCTGATGGTTTCTCTAGCATTGAACACTACTATGGTTCAGGGTATGTAGAACTGCTTACGTTTTATGGTGACATCTATGACGATGTTACTGGTGAGCACCGTATGCGCCGTAAGATTACCGTAGCTGACCGTGCGTACGTAGTAGAAGATATCGAGATTGCTAGCTGGCTTGGTGAAGACCCTATCTTCCACGCTGGCTGGCGGTCCCGTCCTGACAATCTTTACGCTATGGGTCCACTGGATAACCTAGTAGGACTACAGTATCGTATCGATCACCTAGAGAACCTGAAGGCTGATGTCTTTGACCAGATCGCTTACCCTATGATGGTGATCCAAGGTACAGTAGAAGACTTCAACTACGCTCCGGGTACACGTATCATTGCAGGTGAAGACGGTAACGTAACGTACCTACGCCCTGATGCTACTGCCCTTAACGCAGACCTACAGATCAGGGACCTTGAGAACAAGATGGAAGAACTAGCTGGTGCACCACGTACCGCTATGGGTATCCGTACTCCGGGTGAGAAGACAGCGTTTGAAGTATCTAGTCTCCAGAATGCTGCTGGTCGTATCTTCCAACACAAGGCTGCTAAGTTTGAACGTGAGTTCATTGAGCCTGTACTCAACAGTATGCTGGAGAGTGCTAAGCGTAACATGATTACGGTAGAGACCGTATCGTTTACTGACACAGATATTGGTGCTCGTGGCTTCTTGGATGTGACTAAGGAAGATATCCTAGCTGCTGGTCATGTCGTTCCACGTGGTGCACGTCACTTCGCTGAGCGGGCTAACCGTGTACAGAACATCCAACAGCTAACACAGATGATGGGTAACCCATCTATTGGGCCACACATCAGTGGTAAGAAGGTGGCTGAGATGATGGCTGACCTACTGAATGAGCCAGAGTTGTACGCAGAGAACGTAGCAGTTAACGAAGGTGGTAAGACACAACAGGTAGCTGGTGACGTTGAAGCAGACAACATGGAAGCTATGATGGTAGCTGCGGAGGAGGGTCTTTAATGGACAGCCGTTGGCTCAAGGGTCTGACAGGCGAAGCCAAGGAGACCGAGCGTAAAAGAATAGTTGCATCAAGTACAATACTGCTAGATGCAATTGAGATTCTGGAGTCTTTCGAAGAAGGTACCCCAGACTATAGTAGCCCATCATGGGCCTATGAACAAGCCGACCGAAACGGAGCTAACCGTAAGCTACGTGAGGTTATTAAATTTCTAAAAGTAAGGTAGACCATGACCGATAACATCTTTGGCGATAACCAAGCCGCACCGCCTGCGAGCAACGAGCCACCTCAAAACCAGAGTTGGTTGGATAAGATTGCAGCAGACAAAGGGGACAAGTTTCGTGACCCTGAAGAACTTGCTAAGTCATTGTTCAATGCGAACATGCATATCAAGAACCTCGAAGAAGAGAATCAGAAGTCTAAGGATGCTCAGCTTAAGGCTGACTATGCCAAGGAACTTATGGAGACTCTGCGTAGTCAGCAGCCTGCCACTGGGGAACCTGCGCAAACGAAACATAACAGTGGCGGAACACCTGAGGAGACCCCTCAGTTCGGACCGGAGGATATCAAGAAGCTGGTAGACGAGGCTGTGTCTAATCGTGAATTGTCTCAGACGAAGAGTCAAAACATTGCAGAAACAACACGTGTTATGCAAGAGCGGTTTGGTGCAGATGCTGGTCGAGAATTGGATAAACGATCACAAGACCTAGGGATCAATAAAAGTGACCTAGAAGAGCTAGCGGCTAAGTCGCCAACAGCTTTCTTACGATTGATTGGGGAGGCACCTGCTGCTCAAACCAATACTACTCCTAACTCTTCGACAAATACAGCAGCCCTCACGAGCAACAGTGGCAAGCGCGATTGGGCTTACTACAGTAAACTGAGAAAAGAAAATCCCAAGATGTACCGACAATCATCCATCCAAAATCAGATGGAGTCGGACTATGCCCAACAGGGTGAAAAGTTTTGGGGCTAACCTAAAAGGAAAAACGTTATGTCTATGACTACAGGCAATACTTCCTTGCTCCGCCGTTCCGAAATCTGGTCGGCTGAACTCAAGGAAACACTACGTGACGATCTAATGGCCATGGGCTATGTGGATATGCTGCAGGAATTTCCTGACGGCGATCAATTCACTATGCCATCTATCGGTGACGCACGTGTAGACGACTATGCAGAAGACGCTGCGGTTAAGTACCGTCCTCTGGATACTGGTGAGTGGACATTCACCATCAGCGAGTACCTGTCAAGCGGTACTTACATCACGAAGAAAGCCGAGCAGGATATGTACTACATGTCTCAACTCGTATCTTCTTTTGTACCAAAGCAACGCCGTGCAATCATGGAGCACTTCGAAACTGAAGTGTTGAAGCAGCCTAACGCTGTCCTTGGTGCTACAGCTAACGATCAGTACACAGTCAATGAGGCTAAACATAAGTTCTCTGGCGGTGGTACATCGGGTGCAATCGAAGTGCAAGACTTCGCCTACGCTATGTATGCTCTGAAGAAGGCCAACGTGCCTCAGACTAACATGGTGGCTATTGTCGATCCTGAGGTTGAATACCAGATTAATACTCTGACCAACCTTTCGAACGTGTCTAGTAACCCACAGTGGGAAGGCATTATCGACACTGGTGTAGGAAGCGGTATGCGGTTCATCAAGAACATCTACGGCTTTGATGTCTACACATCTAACTATCTCGACAACACAATTGCAGACTCTGCTTTGCCTGACCGTGCTGGTGGCGATGCCATCGACTGGTCTAGCTCTAATGGTACTGCAAACCTGTTCTTCTCCGCTGCTGGTGGCGATGTTGTTCCGTGGAAAGCGGCATGGCGTCAAGAACCAACTGTGGATACAGAATGGAACAAAGACTATCAGCGTACTGAGTTCGTTACTACTGCTCGCTACGGTGTTAAGATGTTCCGTCCTGAGAACATGGTTATGTGTGTCACCCCCGGCGCAGTGTAAGGAGCACATACAATGACTTGGACTAATGGACTAAATGAAGATGGCCTTCAGGTTAAGTTCGGTACAGACCGTTCCGAAGTAATTAACCAAGGTGTAACATCTGGCGAAGAGAAAGTCTTCGTTTACAAAGTAACTGGCACAGACGTAGCAGATACGGACACAGCGGTACCTGATGGTGACGCTCCGTTCATTCCTGCTGGTGCCTTTATCAAGGATGCTGTCTTCACTGTACAGACTGCATTCGTTGGCGCTACTGCTGTACTCGACTTGGGTACAAAGAACGCCGCTGGTACTAACATCTCTGACGCAGGCATCGACTCGCTTGCTATCGGAGTTATTGATGCCGACAACGATGCTGTTGTTTCTGACGGTG